CGCAATCTAGCACGTTTTAAAATATTAGTTACAAGTTTTGCTGAACCATCACCAGCCGGGTCATACATCATTCTTGGTAAATATTGAAAATACATATTAGAATCCCTTTTCTACTTCTGCCTTTGTAATAATTCGAGTTTCCATAAAATCCATTTTCATTTCTATTTGAGTGGGGGGTGCTCCTTCATTACCTTTACCCCATACTGGTCTAAATGTTTGAAAATTTCCATTTGCATAATTTACATCCATATTAGTTAGAACACACGTTGAAATTTTATTTAACCAAGTATTTTCATCTCCCCTAAACATATAAAAAAGATCAAATTCTGCTGGAGTCACAAAATACCTACCAAAATCATCTTTGTTTGGTAATTCTGGTAACATATGCCATCTAAAAAGTTTAATAATATCTCTTGCAACAAAAGATTCTTTTACATTTTTTGGTGTAAATTTAAATGTATATGAAAATTTACGAAGTGCAACATTATCAAATGCAGCTTCCATATATCTATTTTCAGCTTTATTTGACATTTTTTGTAATCCTGTCCATGCATCACCACCAATAACAGCACTAACTGCTTTTGCAATACCTTTTTCAACTTCTTGTATACCTTGATCTATAAAGCCAGGAATAGAATCCCAAATTGCTTCTAATGAACCTCCTACTCCTTGAGCTTGATCTACTCTACTATATGCAGACATTGCTCGTTGTGCAAGTTCCATTCCCATACCACCTAATTCTGTTGATTTATAAGCTGTAGTTGTAGTATTTTGAATGGTGGGGGGCATATATAAAACTATAGAATCAGTAGTTCTTTTAGTTCTTTGCACATTAAATCTTTCACCAATTTCTCCTTGATGTGCTTTTCTTTTTACAACCTTATCTTTTCCGCCAGGAGTCCATTTATTACCACTCCATCCCTCTGTTCCAGCAGATGCAGAATATGCTTGTTCTCTGCGTATTGCTCTTTGTGGCCCATCTAATTTTTGTTCTTTTTCTTTTGTATTATGTTTACTAAACCATGCATCCCCTGTAGATATTTTTTCTGTTTCTTTTGGTTGCATACTATTATATGTGGAATATTTACTGCGTGGACTATCTGCAACATTTATATAAAACATCATATAATGTCCTAAATCTGATCTTTCTTGAATGTCTAATGGATATTCTAAGGTAGAGTATGACCATTTACTACCAATATCCATATGTGAGGTTGGTGATGTTCCTGTAGCATCATTACGAACAGGAGAAACTTTTGAGGTATCTCCTTTATTATTTGGAGCAAGTCCCGCCCTTCTCATAGATTGTGCGATGAAATTTTGCATAAATATTCCTGTGAAGTATTTTTAATTATTTATATGACTTACAAGGGTAAATTTCATCCCACTAATCGAAAGAAATATAAGGGGGATATTAACAATATTGTTTATAGATCATTATGGGAACGTAAGTTTATGACTTATTGTGATGACAATGATGACATTGTAGAATGGGGGTCTGAAGAACTTGTAGTACCATATATTTCACCATTGGATGGTAAAAGACACCGATATTTTCCTGACTTTTATATTAAAACAAAAAATGGTGATAAATTTATGGTGGAAATCAAACCAAAAAAATATACCAAACCACCTAAAGCAACTAAAACAAAAAGACTTACTAAAGCATTCATGCATGAAACCACAGAGTGGGCAAGAAATCGTGCAAAATGGTCAGCTGCACAGGATATATGTAAAAAACATGGATGGAAATTTTTAATAATAACAGAGGATCATCTCAAGATGACTAAATACTTATATGGCGGATAAGGTAGTAACAGATTTTTTAACAAAGATAAAAGCAAAGAGTGGTGAAGCAATAAAATGGTTTAGAAATATTGTTAAAAAAACTCAACGTGCAGCTTTTCCTGCTGTTACAGGAAGAAAAGAATTCACAGGGGATAGAAGTATAGGTGTTACATCTAGACCACTTATTGGAAAAATGTATCTGTTCCAATATAAAGCAAAGTGGGATGAAAAACTTCCATATTGGGATATGTGGCCTCTTATTTTCCCATTTGATTATGCAAAAGATGGATTTTATGGTATTAATTTACATTACCTTCCAATCAATGATCGTACAAATTTAATGATACGATTAATTAAAGCACAGGGGGGTAGTGGAAATATGTCTGAAAATTATAAATTAAAATTAAATTATAATATAATAACAAAATTTAAACCAGCAATACCTTGTATTAAACGATATTTATTTAAACAAGTACGAGGTCAAGGATTATATGGAATTGGCGGAGAAGATTGGAGTTATGCAGCTGCACTTCCACTTCATAAGTTCCAAAAACAATCTGCAAAATATGTTTGGTCACAATCAGCATTAATGTACTAAGGAAAAGTATGGCAATATTTAGAAAAGGAGTAAAACTAGGAAAAGGAGGAATGAATGATGTTCGTGTAAGTCTCCTTAGTAAACAAAGGGCTAAAGGACTCCTAAGAAAAGCAAAAATTCTAGATGATGGTAGAGGTAGAAAACAATTTGAAATAGATGCAAGGGGTGATGTCACCATGTATCGAAAGGCTGCTGGTCAAGCCGAAGGTTTTCAATTTCCAGTAAATTTTAAAATTGAATTTAGACCACCATTAGGAATATCTCATCCTTCTTATCAAGGAACAGAAGAAAAAAATCCCAAACCTGAATCACCAGATTCTCCAACTAGACCAATTTGGAGTCAAGCAAATCCTAATGGATATGTTAGGGGAGGGGGTCTAGATTGGAAAACACATAAGATGAATTTTTCTACTGCTGGTGCAGGAGCAAGTTCTATTAAATCAAAGTATCAAGAAGCTGCAAGAGTTGCTTATACATTGTGGAATCCAAATCAAGAAAATACAAAAATGGCAGGAGGACATCCTGACCATGGCCCTGAACGAGAAGTAAGAACTGGTAGGGAAAGACAAGAAACAATGTTGAATTTATTTTGTAGTAAGGTTGCTATACCAGAAAAATCAATCAATTTTGCATCTATGAGACACTATGGTACACACTTTGCGTATCCTCAAAGTGTGTCATATGGAACATTAACTACTACATTTTATTGTGATGGAACAATGAAAATTAAGAACTTCTTTGATGCATGGCAAAAACTAATTTATAATGATTTAACTGGTAATTTTAATTATTATGATGAATATGTGTCAGAGTTTGATATTTTTACTAGAGCATCAGTAGCAACAGGAAAAACTTTAAAGACCAGAGCAGAGGGGCCTAATAAAACTGCAAATGCAGTTAGTAAAGCAATTAGTTCTGGTACAGCTGCATTTAATGATATGACAGGAGTAGAAAATGCAAGAAGTGATCCTCAATTTACAAATCCTTTACCAAAAATAGAATTTAGAAATACCTATGGAGTAAAAGTAATGCAATGTTGGCCACAAATTATAAGTTCTATAGACTTAGGTCATGCAAGTACGAATGATATTTGCACCTTTGATGTAACATGGGCTTATAAGAAATGGAATACATTTAATATGGGTAATGTTTCAAAACGTGGAGAAATCAATCTTGCAGTTGGAGAATTTAGAAATGAAAAGGATGGATTCCCATTCTTAGAAGATTTGCCTCAGGAATTGGCGGGGCCATTAAGTGGAGCGGCAAATCAAGCGATAGTAACAAGTCCATTATCAAAGGCTTCAAACCTATTCGGATAATTATAACATTAAAATAGTGAGAATATTATGACTTTACCAAGAATTAACGTACCAGAGTATTCTCTGGTCGTACCCTCTACTGATGAGGAAATAAAATTTAGACCTTTCCTAGTTAAAGAGGAAAAGTTATTATTAATGGCACAAGAAACAGGAGAAGATGGTGCATTATATGCAGCTATTAAAACTTTAATTAAAAATTGTTGTTTCGATAGAATAGATGTTGATAAATTACCTCTATTTGATATAGAATATATTTTTATACAAATTAGAGCAAAATCTGTAGAAGAAATTGCAAAATTAAAAGTAGTTGCTCCAGATGATGGAAAAACAGAAATTGATATTGAAGTAGATTTAACTAAACTTCAAGTTCAAATGCCCGAAGGTCACAATGCAAGAATTCAATTAACAGATGATATTGGACTTTTAATGTCTTATCCAAATTTAGCATCTGTTATTAATACTCAAAAAAATAAAGATGGAGATGATGTAAATTCTGGTTTTAATGCTATGTTTAGTATGATACAAGAATGTATGTATCAAATTTGGCAAGGAGAAGAAACTTTTGATGTGAT